ACTGTAATCGTGCCGCTGGCATGAGGGGAACTGCTTACCTGCGCTCGGAACACCTCAAGAAACACGAAGTCAGTGCGCTTCACGTCAGGAGGGGTGCCGCCGTTGACCGGGGCTGAATCCAACTGGATAAGGCTTTGTCCAGTGATTGAGGTGTTGGAATACTCGACCACGACCGGCATGTTCGCCACAAGGGCCGTGCGCTTCTGCATGTAGAAGGCGTTTGCCACAAACGAAGGCGAACCCACAGTCGGGAAGGCGTAGTCAGCCAACACGTTGATCGGTGAGGGTCCCCGAAGAAACCCAGAAGGAGTCTCGTTGTTCTGAACTAACCGCTTGATTTCACGGCCAACCTCTTGGGAGAGATTGAGTTCAGCATCCAGAACCGGCTTCCCGCTCTGATAAACGGCCTCGTCCCACGAATGCTCCCCCGGAGGAAGGTATCGGGAAACGGTGGAACCTGGAAAAAACTTGTTTCGGATCGCCATCGCCTACATCTCCGTCGCTGGGTACGCTACCCGATAGAAGGTTCGTCTCATCGGCGTACCCTAGTCCCTTGGGGGAGGCGTTTGGTCACGGGAACACGAGGGACAGCCCTGCCAACCCTAACCGGGGCAGGTTTTTTGATTTGTTGCGAGGTCGCGGTCCTCGTTTTCTTCCGACAGGCGCATCCCATGTATGGAACCTCCGACTACCAGAGGACAATAGGAAGGCTACCGACAAGAGGGGGGAGGTATGGAGCATTGTCGGGTAAACCAAGCAGAAGGACTGCCAGATGAAAGAACAAGAAGCAAAAAAAGTGCTGCTGAATAAGATCAAAAAAGGAGATGAGGTCTATGTCACCCGAGGCCCACAGAAAGGACTTCGTGGAACTGTCAAAAGAGTTTGGGATGCAGGAAAGGAAACGAAAGTTGAGATCGACGAAAATCCAGAGGAGTCCCCCAACGAAACCATCTTGTTAGAAACTGTCTCTCGTAAGCATGTATCTCGTATCTGGCCCGGTTTAGAACCCAACCAAGACCCTAAAGGAGGGTGGTGTGCGCTCTTGCAACGACAAGAAAACAGGCACCTCGTCCCTGCCATAGGGGATTTGATCCTGCACCGAGACACAGATGAAGAGGGTTACGTTGTTCTTATTGAAGATGGTGTCCTCGGTTGCAACTTTCCCGACTATCCCCGCACTGGTTTCTCGTGGGTCGAATACACCAAAGCCCTGGTAAACATCCGGGAACCTCACCTAACGCGGCTTCGCCCACACCCACTCCCACGGGATGCGCGAGTCACGGACGAATGGGTACCTTACGCCAAAGACGTAAAAGCAGAACCCAACCCGGAAGATAATCTCATGTCTAAAATCCATCAAGTTAAGTCTGGACCCAACAAAAACCAATGGGAGGCATACGATAAAGAAGGCACCTTTCTTTTACACCTGCCAGCGGAAACTGCTTCTCATTTCATATCCGAAATGAACCGCAAAAACATCAGTTGGCCGCCTGGATAAATCCAGTCGTTACCGTGGGTGCGGGGATCTGCTGCCCGCCTTCAAGGATGAACTCATCGCCGTTCAACTGACTACCCCCCGCTAGAAGCGAACGGGGTTCCAATGAGGTCAAACCGCCCCACGGACCTAGCCGGGATACGGTAACTGCTGCGTAATCAGTCATCGTATAGGCCGCTGCCCCATTACCGTTGGCCCCACCCGCACCGGGATTGCCGGGGTTGGGGTCCGTGGTAGGGTCGGCACTTGTTGGAGGCACGTCATCATTCAACAAGCCGGGGATGTCGAACGTGTCCTCTCGTGGAGTCACGTCCTCCAATCGGAGAGCGAAATCCTGATTGATGCCCATGCGGCCTTCGGGCACTTGCCCACTCGGACCACGTTGGTTCGGATACAAGATCGCCGTACCGGGGCCAAGGTTGCCGCCGAGGATGAATCCGCCGCTCGCCGTCAAAATCTTTGATTGGTCGAAATGAGTCGCCGACCCCTTGATTGTAGGGGAACCCTTCCACGGACCCGCAGGGCCTTCGGGCACCGTGTGAACATCCGTCGTGAAATGACCGTCGATCTCAAGATGAGCAAGGCCGTGGCCGGGACCAGGACCATCGCAAATCGAAGTGATATGAACGCTGTCTCCATCCTCTGTCTCGCAGAACTGCAAGTCCGCGTAGATGGAGTCCTCGTCATCCGTGAATGTGACCACGCGGAGAGGGTCGTTGAGGACCAGTGACTCCGCATCATCCAGCACGTCGTTCGGGTCGTTGATCTTGCTGCCCGCCTCAACCGTGCGCTCGGAAGGCTGATCAAGGTCGGACGGGACGGGAGGCGTACCTTCGTTGAGGACGGTGACCGTCTCCTCAAGGGGCTGGCTGCACAGGTACTCCTGCGTGACCGGCTTGCCGACCGCGAACGTGACCGTGACCGGATGCTGCGCCGAGGGCAGAGCAGCGGGAGATGCAAACTGGAGGTTTTGAGTGAGCTTGTCGAACTGGTACAGCGTCGGAGAAATCACCACCCCGTCCACCTGCACCACGAACACCCGGTCGGCGTAGATAGCCGAGTCAGGGATGTAGACGAGGAACGGTGTCCGAGAGACGATGGTTGCCGTCTCGGGCGTGTTGTCGAGGTTGAACTCCCCGCTCGTCAGGGTGAAGGCACGGTTGAGCACCATGTTCTGAGGGGCGATGCCGAAACCGTCCGGTGCTCCCCGGATGCGGTAGCGAACCGAGTCCCACCGCGTCTGTGAGATCGCCCGCTGGTCGAGCGCACCAAAGGCTACAGTGCCTCGGAAATCGGTGTCGTACACCGGGAGGTCGCCGTACTCGACGTTGATCCAAGCCGCTGCCGGGTCGGTCGTCTCCGAGGGGAGTGCCGTACCGGGAGCGCCGGGAGGCAGAGGGAGGTCGGGCCGGTAGACCGAAAACCCCCAGTTCGGGTCGAGGTACATGCGGACCCGACAGAACACCGTCCAATCCATCGGCTCAGGGATGGCAAACAGACTGCTGTTGAGCGTGTTGGTGCCATCCGTTCGTGGAATCCGGTACGAGTCGATGTCGTTGGGGTTGGGATCACCACCCGTGGGTGTGCGCCGCAGGTAAACACCGAAAGTCCGGTTAATGATCTGGGCACCTATCGGCGTGACCCGTAGCGGGGTCGCACTCAAGGAGTCCAGCGTGACTTCACACTCGCCGTCACCGGTAAGGAGTAGAAGACCACCCAAGAACTCGGGTGTGGTTGTCGTGCTGAAGCCCGTAAATGGTGTTGACCCGATGATGGTGTCGTCCACGACGAGCACCACAATGTCTGCAACCGGGTCGCAAAGCAGACGGTAGGTGTGGGACGCCCCATCGTTCCACACGAAGGGGAACGACTGGATGACCGCGAACCCTTGATCTCGCAGTTCGATGAGGTCTGCCCCGAGGGTCAGGTACAAGACCCTACGGAAGCCAGGGACTACTTCGCAGAAGCCGCCGATGCCTATGCCGATGCCCCGCGTACCAACGGTTCCCGACTGCACCGAGAACCGTGACTCCAGAATCAAGCCTTCATCATTGACGACCGTTCCGGCTCCGACTAACTGACGCCACGATGCCTCTTGAGCGGAGGTCTTGGACATCTCAAGGGTCTGACCCCGAACAAAGGGATCAGGGGCCGTGTTACCCGACCCAACCGACCACCCGGCGTCCTCGGGCGTCTGCAAGCCCGACAAGGACACATTGGGTCGTATCGGAATCAACTGGCGAAGCGATCCATCCTCAACGTAGTGGAGCGTCGTCAACAGCGACTCGCGGGCCGTGTCCCGCAAACGGTACGAGGCGTTGCCCGCACCGAGGATGCCCGACTCCACAAGCAGGGTGGCCTCGGCGTCCATCCTGACCTTCGGAGTCAAGTACGGTTCCGTTCGTTCGTAGGTGAACTCGACCGGGATACTTGTGCTGCCCGACGTGGACTTGAGGAGAACCTGATCTCCTGTGATGTCTACCTGTGCCGTGCCGAAGTTGCCAACGCGATACCACGGGTCGTTCGGGTCGTCCTCGGGCAGCGTGTTCATCTCGGTCAGTGCCGTGATGCCCTGCACCGTGTTCGTAATCTGAACCGGATCCGCAAGGTACTGCGTCAGATCCCATACGGAAACGGACTCTGCACGTCGAGACAAACTGCCCCAGAACATGACACCCTTTTCCGTGGCTGGGAGAAGCAAAGCCGTTTGGGCCGGGAAAGGCGCGACCTCCGCGATGTCAGCGACCAGACCGGAGATGCCGCCGCCGAGGTACACGGTGGCCGAGCCGGTTGGGAAGTGGGAATAGACCCTGAACGAAATCAGGTTCTCGTCCCACGGCGTCTCAAAGAGCAACGTGATCTCACTGGCACCCAAGATATTCGGGTCCGTGGGCAAGGCCGGAGAGAACGTGATCTCGACCTCGGTGCCGTCGTCCGTCAACGAAAGCCCGCACGCCTCGATAGTGTAGACCCCCGCTTGGGGTCCGTCGGGGATGCGGAACCGGTCGCCTGACTCGATGCCCGTAGGCAATTCCGTGTAGGACACGACGATGGTGGTGGTATCAGTCGCCGTCCCATCGACCGCAGGACCGATCTGCCAGCCTTCTTCCAAGTGAGTCTTGGTCCCATCGAGGAGCACGCCGACGTGCTGGACCCCATCGACAATGAGAGCGCCAACCACGACGAGGTGTGCCCCGTCATGAAAGCCGAATCCAGCCCCGGTGAACACCCCGTCAGCCGTGTACGACTGCACGCGGAAACGGGCGATGTCCGTGATCTGGATGTCGAGAGAGAGGTCCAGACCCCTTGTGTAGAGCGCCGCCGTGCCTATGCCGTATGGACCCGAGGACGCATCCACGACCCGGTACGTCCCGTCACCGACCAACCCACCACCGTCTACGCCGTCGAGAGTCCACGGAGTTTCAGCGTTGGGGGGCGTAGTTTGGCCGTTGAACACCCCACTTGACCGCAAAGCGTCTGCACTCAGTTCCCCCACCCCGATTGCATGGGGGTTCTGGTTGAGAAGTAGGGTCGTTGGTTGGTTGAGCAGAGCGGAGTAACCGCCCTTCTGGAAGCCGATGTACTTGTGGCCAATCTGCTTAGGGGACTCGCGCCGGTACGGGCCGAGGGCTACGCCCATCGGGAAACGGTTGGTCTTGACGGTCCCGGTAGCTCCGTCTGGAATCGGGGAGGGAACCCCAGCCGTGTGCCCTTGGCTGCGATCCCATGTGTTGAGCGTCAGCCCTTGGGTGTTCAACCCCACCATTTCCATAGCAGGGTTCATGAACCAAATGTAGTCCACCTCAACCGTGAACGTCCCAGCGACAGCGAGCGGGATCGGGATGGCTGGATAGATTTCTCCGATGTAGGGGTTCACGCCAGCGAGATCAATCGCCCCGCCGTCGAGCCGAACCTCCACGTCCTCCTTGGTGGCTGGGGTGTTGTCACCCCATCCCCGTACAAGCGGCCCGTACCGGGTCGTGATCTTGTTGCCGGTCAGGACCGTGGAACCAGTGAAGGAAGTCGCCCCCCCGTGAATGAAGTTCCATGCGATTGTGAACAGCGTTGTGGAGGCCGTGTTCTTCACCGCCCGCAACTTGAACAGGCTGACCGCATGGGTTGTGCCGAACACGAACGCGGCTCCCGACCCGTACACGGCGGGTCCAGTTGCGCTGGCCGTGGCAAAGGTATTCAGCGGCTCATCGTCGAACAGGACCGTGTAGAAATCACCCTTCTGGTTCCGCACCAGCGACACCGTGTGGTCGCCTGCGGTGGCCCAAGCAGCCAGCACCGTCGCGGAGTAGGCACCCGAGACGATGGTGATGATCTTGATCCCAGCCGAGTCCGAGAGCGTGAGGTCAACTTGGATAGCCCCGTCCGACACGGACATCGTGGCGAGCGTGCTGTTGAACACAGCCGGGGTGATGGTCGTGGATGTCAGGTCGAAGGTGAAGTCCACCCGGTAGGTCGTACCGGGGATCATACGCCCCGTGTCGTCCCCGAAGGACCACCCGTACTGGACGCCGCCCGCCTTCGTGAGCAGGAGTCCATCGCTCGCGGTAGCAACACTGGACCCGGTGCCGATCTCTACGCCAGTAAGGTTGGGATCATCGTCGGGGAGCAGCGTGCCGTCGTAGGTGAACGCCAGCGAGGGTCCGAGCGTGAGGTCATAAACCGCGCTCGTCATTGGCGTCAGATCGAGCAACACCCGTGAAAGAAGCGCAGCGTCTTGCGTAGCCGACCCCAGCGTGGGAACCACGGGATAGGTCGTCGTGATCTCATAGGAGGCGGTGCTGTCCACACCGGGCGAGAAATCCGCCTCGGTGAGCATGTCCTGAGCGTCACCAAAGCTGTTCACGAAGTCGAGTTGTATCGTGCGCCCGTCGTCAGGCGCGGGGAGGCTCGCCGTCGCCGTCGCTTCATCCCCCAGCGCGTAAAACACCGCCGAGTTTGCGGGCGGGGGTCCTATCGGGTTCCCGGCGATGTCGGTGACATTACTAATGGTCAGCGTGTACTGACCGCCAAGCGTTGATCCTGTGTGAGTAACGATGACCGACGAGTAGCCGAGGCCCGACGGATTGCCTTGTGCCACCGAGACGGCGGTGATCGGTACGCCGTAAGCGTCTACAAAGACATAGTTGGCCGGGTCGATGAGATCAGTGTCATCGGCCATCGCCTCGGAAAAGAACACCTCCACCCGGTAGCCGCCGAGAGAGTTGACTCCTGTGACTTGCGGTGGGGTGAGGTCTACCGACCCGTAAGAGGCGTAGCCGTATGCAGCGCCTCCGTAACCACCCGAGACAGGGACGGGAAGGCGTGGCGAAACCCCGGAACCGTAGGGCGAATAACCGTAAGACGCGCCACCGTAACCGAGGCCACCGAACGTCAGACCGGGAAGATAGACGGGCAAAGAGACTCCTGTTCCACCCTACCGCGAGGGATAGACGGAATACCGCGTCACTTGTCCTCGGCGGGATCATAGGCCGTAAGGGAAGGCAGGAACACACCGATCAAATCAAGCTGAAAAAGAGCCGTACCGCTGAAATACTCACGCCCAGCACCGGGCGTCGGGGCTGCGCTGATGACTGCATCGGCTGTGGTCGTGTCGCTGGTGAAACCCCCAAAGGAGTCTTGGTACGCAGCCAACTGGATCGTGTATGTCCCGGCCACGTCGCCTGTGAACGTGCCGAGGTCTCCGCCGTCTACTGCTCCGCTTCCGATCTCATACGCAGCCTTGACCTCTGCATCTGACAATGCGCGACTCCAGATCGCCACCTCATCGAGTAGGCCCTTGAAGTCCCGCAAGCCGGGGAAAGCAGGGTCGGCACCAATGTGTAGGTCTGCCGTGGAACTTCCAGGCCCAGAACCAGCGGCTTGAGTGTCCACCACCGCCCCGTCCACATAGACTCTGGCCGAGGTCCCGTCCCATGTGCCGACAACGTGGTGCCAAGTGCTTGCCGTGATCAAGCCTGTAGCCGCGCCCGTCGTCTGGGTGCCTCCGAAGGCCACCCGAGGCTGTCCGTCCGTGTTGACGTAGAGAGCGTAACCGCCAGCGCCGTTACCTCCAGTGGCTTTAGCTGCGATGCGTTGGAAACCATCGCCAGTTAAATCCATGTTCACCCACGCCGAGATCGACATGGATCCTGTGATGGTGATCGCTGGATCATTGGCGACAGAGGCATATTGGCCTGTTATTCCGTCGAGGCTAATGGCCTGACCGATCTGCCCTGCTGCGTAGGTCGGAGCGCCAACCTCCGTGCCATTTAGCCCGTTCCCCGACGTGTCATTCGCGTTGCCGTTCAGATGGTACAGCACAGCGTTGTTCGTCATGTCGAAGGGACTAGCCCCTCCGCTGTCAGGGAAAGCTAGAGGCGTGTCTACGAGGGCGGACCCACCGGGCACCGCACTCCAGTTCCACACCAACGCTGTCGCCGTGGAACCAGATCCATCAAAGCTGGCGGGAGTGCCTGCTGTCCCAACGATGTTTCCCGTTATGACTGCAACGGCATTTGTGGGGCCGGGGGGAGCTTCCAGCGTCTCAATGACTACGCTGTTGACAACGGTGCCCACTGGAAGCGGAGCTTCCAGCGTCTCAATGACTACGCTGTTGACAACGGTGCCCACTGGAAGCGGAGCTTCCAGCGTCTCAATGACTACGCTGTTGACAGCGGTGCCCACTGGAAGCGGAGCTTCCAGCGTCTCGATGAAAACGCTGTGTACGTCGGTAGCCAAGCTCTACCCCTATGCGACCGAGATGATCTTGATGTCCGAGGCATCGTAGATAGCCGGGGTCCAATCAACCGCGCCCGGTGCCACGTCATACACATTGGTCACATAGCCCGTCGCAGGAACCAAGCTGTCCTTCTGCACTGGCGCTACTCCGTCGTCGAAGCCCAGGCCGATCTTGGTTCCCGCTGTAACGTCCGACTGCGTGACATTGGCATACACCTTGACCGCTCCGATGCGCTCTGCGCTGCCAGCGACAGCGCCTTTCGATACCTCCGAGACGGTCCCTGCCGCGCCCGTGGAGATAAAATCAGCGTCAGTGATCAGATCAATGTCATCGAATGTCGTGCCGCCTGTCGATGGCGTCCAGTTTGTAGGCGTGCCGTCGCCTGTTGCCACCTGTCCGCGAATGCCCGAGTCGCGGTAGAGCGAGGGATCAGTCGCGCCCACGCCGTCGAGGTGGTCCATCGCCCACAGGTCGTCGAGGAGAGGGCCGTTCCGTCCGATGACGTAAAACCCGTTCGCCTTCCCGGTGCCTACCGCCGCGAGAGAGAGGGCGTCCCCTGCGATCAGGGAATAGGTTATAATCGGGGTTACAAGGTCGCCATTGACGTACACGTTCACCGTGTCCCCTGTGTCGAAACCGGACACTTCGACCATGTAGCGGGTATAGGCCACAATGCCGGAAGCATAGGACGACGTAGCCCTTACAACGCCAGCTATCCGCAGAGTGACATTCGATGTGTTGTTCTCCCACGATAGTGCGATATATTCGGCATCGTCGCTGCTGATACCCCATATCGTTCCGTCATTACTAGTGCTATTCCCCGTCAGTCTAGCTTGTCCGTGAAACCAGAATGCACCGCCCGCATCGGAAGGTTCGTTGCGGGTTATCGGCGTAGTGGAATCGTCCCACCAGGGGAGCGATACAATGTCCAGGACTCCCGGAGCCAGCGCCCACAGGGAGGGGCTGCCCGGTGGCACAGTTGCGGAGCGATCGAAGTCCCCGCTGAGGACAAGGAACCTCTCCATGAGATCCGCCGCGTCCTCCCGCACCGTTGCGGTGCCGCTTGTAAACTCGTAGCTTTCAAAGCCGTTCATACCTAGGATACTCATGCCTTTCTCCAAGCGCGGACATATACGGTCATCGTGGTTGCCATTAGATTGGTCCTCCTGATGCAGAATAGCGAACATAGACTTGGGGAGTGCCTGCGTCCGCTTTAAGCCGGACCCTCCAGTATCGGAACCCCCGGACGGGGATGGAGAAAGCAATCAGCCCTGTGGTTGTGATGGCTTTCTGAATCTCGTAGTCACTTTGAGTGGACACCCCAGAAGCCACAACCTCCGTTTGGAGAGGACTCCAAGTCGCAAAGGCTCCGAGGCCGTCATCCTCAGTCGTCTCAAACTGAATGTCAATCCGCGCCGCGCCGCCGACAACGGTGACGAAAACATAGTACATCCCGTACTTATGCCCTTGTAGCTCGTATGTGGCAGACGAGTTGGGAGCGGTGTAGGCAGCACCCAGTGTTACGGGCGCTGCTTGCGTGCCGAGGAGATCAGCGATTTCTTGAGGCGTCCGCCACGCTGAGATGTAGTTCACCATTTAAGACTCCAAGTAAGGCGCTGACGCCGCTTTCGCTGCATCGACACCTGTGGACGCAAGGACCGCTGAGATGTACGAGGAGGCCGAAGCCCTCTCAGTCTCTACTGCGGTTGCGATAGCCAAAGTAGCGGCTTGCCGGTCTGCCGTGTCGATCAAGGCGTAGCTGCCCCGCTCGTCATACGTCGTCACGGTGTACGGGTATGTGACGCCCCCTTGCCCGTCCAAGGTCGCCAACTTGCTCCAGTTGTCCTGTGACGCTGCGGAGCACCCGAACAGGGTGCCAGCACCAGCTGGATATTCGGCGTGTAGGGTGACCGATAATCGTGGCCCGTCTCGGTGGGATTTGATTTGCGCGACCAGGCTATCCTGCACCGCTGGTAGGCTGGTGTGCGCCGCCACCAGGGCATCACAGTGTGCTTGCTCTGGTGCAGTCGGCACCGTGGCGAACAGTAGAGTGAAGCTGGTGCCCCGCTGCGTCACGCCGTCGAACGTAGTGACGATGGCAGGATCGGCTTCGATCTGCTGGCCTAACAGCGGGGTGGAGAGCGTACCGTCCGAGGTGTCGGCTACCGTGTAGTCGGGAAAAGCCATTATGCAACCCTGTATATAGCGATGGTGGACCTGTGGATCGATGCGTCGATGCCGCTCTGGGATGATGCGATGTCAATGTCGATCTCATGCGTGCCCGATGCAGCGAACGTCACGTCTGCCCAGTACGATGTGATATGCCGCTGGTCTGTGCCGCCATCGCCAGATCCTTCCCTGTCTTTCGGCTCCTGCTGGTGCAGGTCGTAGCTGCCCGCGCCACCGTCTGTCTGAGCGTAGAGTTGCGTCGTATCGTCCACTGTTACGCGGCATCTGAAATCCTTCCCCGAATCGTTATATGACCAGATGTAGTTCCATTCGATGCGGTAAGTACCCGCTGGTTTGCTCGCCGTTGTGAACTTCTGTGCCTCGAAAAAGGTCGATGACGTGGTGCTGCGGAACGTCATGTCTAGCTCCGACTCGTACTCGGTGCCGTACACGCTACCACCACCGCCACCTGCGGCCCACTTAACGCCGCTCGCCTCTGCGCTGTCAGCCGTCAGGACGTGCGTGTCTGTGCCCACGGGCAAGCGTATGACTGTATCGTTTGCCGTCGCCACCAGAACGTCGCCCTTGGCGTCTGCAAGGGAGGTCATCAAAGCCCCGGCTGCTGCGACGTTAGCGGCGTCTGTCACGTCTGCGCTAGGCTCGACCCCGGTGAGCTTGGTCCGCTCTGCGCTGCTTATGATCGCCCCGCTGCCTGCGCTGCTTACGTCGCTGTGCGTAGTGACTAGACCATCTGCTGACACCTTGGCGTTGTTGGCGGTCACATTGGTGGCCAGAGTGGACCCTGCCAGGGACGAAGGCACCACCGCCTTGCTTCCATCAGTCCCGGTGTTGACCTCCGCCACCGTAGCGGCACTTAGAGGGGTGGCATAGGACGCCGAATCGCCTGCTGAGAGGTCTGCGCCATCGACGTTCAAGATCACATCACCCGCAGCTATGTACGCGGTCAACTGTGGGTCTTCTTGGATTTCCGTCATGTTCGCGTAATCCGACAACGTGGCCTGGCCCGAAGCGGGGATCTCATTGTCGGGTATGGGGATCTGCCCAATACTCAGAGCCGAAGTCGTTTGGTTCTTGGCTATGACAACACTCATGCTCGCCACCTCATTACGATCCAGCCTTGGACGTTGTTTGTGACGTTCCCACCGGTCTGATTTCTTGCCCCGAGAACCTGATCTGCGGTGAAGTCTCCGTCTAATGTGAGATCCTTTCCACCGAGGGCAGAGCTTGCCACCGTTCCGATAGCCACTCCGTCCGCCACGGCTTCAAAAGTGGCGGCGTCAGTGTCGGCTCTGGTGTACGTCAGTGACACCACTGTACCGTTGTACTCCGCGTTCCGGCCTCGTGTGGCGGAGAATGAGCCGTTTCCAGTGCCTCGGTAGTACGCTCCGTCACCCGTGTTCCCGTTCCGTCCAAACGCGAGTTCTGAGGTGTTCACCGACAGCCACTTGGAACGCCCCCCGTCGTAGCACATCTGCATCTTGAGAACGGAGTTCCAATAGGAGTCACCATCCGCAGGCGTGGGACTCGTGGGATCAGTCGCACTTGACCCGTAGTCCCGTAAACCTACGTCAGCGACAGCGGTTCCCCCCGTACCATTCCAAGTGACGCGGCCTTTATCCACCGAAGTTCCCGGCCCCGTGATCCCACCGCCACCGGGCGCAACCCAGGAACCATCGGCCCTCAAGAAGTTGGCAGTCCCACCGCCACTAGCAGGGGCTACACCTTGCAGGACTGAGGTGAAGGTGTCGAGAAGTGTTGTGACCTGTGTTCCGGTGAGGTCTTCGGGATCCCCCGTTCCCGCCGTGGCTCTCCCCTTGATCCTTGCGGTGGCCATATTGGCGAGTTTCGCGTTGGTGACTACGCCTACCGCTATGGTTAGGGCGACCGATCCAGTGACATCTCCACTGTGGGTGGCGTTGGTGACCTTCGATGTGTTTGCCGTCACCGCTGCGTTGTTGGTGACCTCTGTATCAAAATCAGAAATCGTGGAGGCAGTCTGCGTTCCCGTGTGGTTCGCCCGAGCAAAGGCGTCTGCGGAAATGTTTGTGGGATCATAAACATTAGCAGTCATGGCAGTGCCGCCCGATAGCACTGCCGTATTCTCTGGGGTAGGGATGGCCTCGAAAACGAAGTCGGTGTCCACGAAGACGACGATCCCCGACTGCTGACTGGTGAGCGTGATCACCGTGCCGCGCCTGGGATTTGCAGGGTCCGGTGCGACCGATTCGATCAGGTCATTCCGCGCCACGTCACCGATTCTGACCAGCACGCCAATCTGCAACCGGTCGAGGTTATGCGTCACCGTGAACGTGGTTTGGTTGGTGAATGTCGCTTGCGCTAGGATTGTGAAGTTGCCTGCCATTAGAGCGGCCCTCCTTCGCTGAATGCTACCCCAGATATGATCATCGAGAATACCTCTACGTCCTGCGCTGGCGTGCCTTCGGCGTCCATTTCAAAACGGACGAAAAACAGATCGCCCTCGTAATATCCCTGAATCGAGAATGGCCCGAACTCGGTACGAAGCGCCTTGTCTTCCAGGTTTGCTGGCAGGGTGGCCCCGCCGTCGAGATTCTCCGTGTCCGTCTGCGCTGGCTTGGCGATCAGCGTCTCGGTGGCTGTGTAGGCCCTGGCCACCGGAACCAGCCCGCCGCTCGGATCGGCCACCAGCGTACCGCTCACCTGGACCGGGATCAGACTCAAGATTCCGACGGGTGCTGTGGTCACAGTGCCGCCACCCGCTCGCATGGTGTAGACCATCGCCACTTGTAGCGGGTACGCGGTGCAGATTCCCTCTGGGATGCCTTGCTGGAAATAGATCGCGTTGCCCGGATTATCGATCCGTGAGTTCGGCATACTGTGGTTCCAACCTGTGGTTCCACCACCGCTGCCCACCGGCTTGCTCGCATTGCCAACGCCGCCCGACTCGCCGAAGACATTGCCGCCCGCTGCGATGGTCTTGCGCCACATTGCAAGCCCGTGTGCGACCCGCTCACCGTCGCCATTAAACATCGAATGCGACGGGGTTATCGCCAGCCTCTCCCATGTAGGAAAAGCCGTCGGCGCTACCGTGACTCTGATGCGAGCGAATCGCCCTGTGCCGATGACGCCTATCGTCGTTGGTGGCCATGCTGTGCCGTCAGGCAGTAGCGGGTCAGGGTCGCCACCGTACACACCCATTCGCAGGTTCTCGTCCGAGTTTGGGCGCAAGAACACGTCGGCTGAATACCGGGAGTCTAGCTCAACTGCGACCGCTTGAAAGTCCACCTCAACCCAGGTGTTTGCCGCAGTCCGAACCTCGAATACATAGGTGCCTCCGCCCGCTGCGACTGCCTGCTTCAGTTGCACACCCCAGAATGGCAGGGCTACTCCCGCAGCGTCTACACGCAGCGTGGTGAAAATGATGCTTGTCCCCACCGAAGCCGCAGGCAACCCCTGGAACGTGAAGGTGCTGCCCGATAGGCTCGCCGCTGTCGCGGATACGTCGGTGAGTGTGGCCCCGTCGCTGGCAGGCAGAGCCGTGTTGTCGGTAGTCCATACTGCCATCCCGCCCACATACGCCTTGCCTCGCCCGATATGTGTGATGGCCCCAAGCTCTGGGAAGCCGAAACTGACGCCCTGAGCGAGCACCGAAAACGACGCCTGGTGTGTGGGGGTCTTTTCTTGGAAGAACGCCAGTTCAAACTCGACATTAACGCCTGTCGGTGGAAACGAATAGTTGGCCTGGTGCGCTGCCGTCACTTGCATCGTCGTTGCGCTCGTCCAAGTGACAGCCGGGTCGAGCAGGAAGTCAACCGTGCCCTCCATCTTGCCGCCATATAGGCCGATGAAAGTGCCGTCTGCGGTCATGTGAACGATATTCTGCGCGCTGAATACGTTGACTCCATACACGAGCAGGGTGCCGCCACCCACCTCGAAAGTGTCAACGATACTTGGGTTGCCTACGTTGAAATCGGCAAGCTGAAGCCGACCCGTACCGGTCACCTTGGCTGCTGTTGCAAACGTGCCAGCCCCCTCTGGGTAGTGGATGCCCTCCAGCGCGATGGCCCCGCCCGACGACTGCATCCCTATACCGATGCCGCCATTGTCGTAGCGGATCTCAGCGCCGATGATCTTGCCTATCCCGGTCTTGCTGATGCCGATGCCTACGCCTGTCAGTCCGTCGCCGAGAAAACGAATCTCGTACATCGCCGCAGTGTTGCTCCCGCCGCCGCCCGAATACGCCACCGCCGCGAATGACGCTGACGCTGAGACGTACAAGGTGAACCCCTGGATCGACACCTCGTCGTCGAGGGTGATCAGGTCCGCAGTACGTCCTGCGGTGAACCCGATGAACGTCGTCTGCCAACCGCCCTGACTCCGCAGAGATACACCGCCAGGCGGGGCAAGCCCCTCCTCCGCATAGGTGCCGGGTCGAACCATGATCGTGTCACCGCTCACCGCTGCTGCGATGGCAGCGCCGATCGTCGCCCACGGAAGGTCCTGACGATCGCTTGTACCCGGATCGGAGCCGAAGACCGAATCAACCCACAAGGTATTGCCCGTGTCGATCGCGCCACCGCCGCCCGCAGGAACACTCCAAGTTCCGTCAGCACTCAAGAAGTCAGTGGCGACACCACCACTTGCAGGAACAACGCCTTGCAGGGCTGTCGTGAAGGTATCAAGCAGCGTGGTCGCTTGCGTACCCGTTAGGTCTTCGGGGTCGCCTGTCGCGGCTGTCACCCGCCCCTTAAATGTCGCGGTGGCTACGTTGGCCAACATGGCGTTGGTCACCGCGTCAGCGGTGATGGTTAAAGCTGTGGCCCCCGTCACGTCGCCCGTGTGCGTGGCATTCGTGATCTTGGCGTTATTGGCCGTTACGTCGCCCGCTAGGGTGGAGCCTGCCAGAGAGAGGGGAGACACAGCGCGAGTTGCATCGGTGCCGGTGTCTACCTCGACGGCTGTTGCCGTCTCCATGATCCCAGCCGTCGTAGCGGAGGCCGCAGAAATCCAAGCGTCCAGGGTGCCGCTTACGTCAGCCTTCGGGATAGCTGCGGCTGCGGGGGTTGCGGTAGCGATCTCGTCGCTTCCGCCGTCCTGGTGCGAGGCTGCGTGAGCCGTTGGAGTTCTTGCGTCCGACAACCTCGCGTCGTTGCCTTCGGTAATGGTGCTCGCCGTCGTGCCATAGGTGGGCGCAAGGTCAGCGTCTACGTTGGTGCCGACATTCGTGATGCCGAGGGTGCCGACTACGGTATTCGTCTGACCACCGCCTCCAGGGGGGACACTCCAAGTACCATCTGCACTTAGGAAGTCAGTGGCCACACCGCCGCTGGCTGGTACGACGCCTTGCAAGGCGCTCGTGAAGGTATCAAGCAGCGTGGTGGCCTGTGTGCCGGTCAGGTCTTCGGGGTCGCCGGTCGCCGCTGTCACTCGACCCTTGATGGTAGCCGTAGCTACGTTGGCCAACATGGCGTTGGTCACCGCGTCAGCGGTGATGGTCAGCGCCGTAGCTCCCGTCACGTCGCCCGTATGAGTGGCATTCGTGATCTTGGCGTTATTGGCCGTTACGTTGCTTGCGAGAGTGCTTCCCGCCAGTGTCGAAGGGACAATGGCCCGCGTAGTGTCGGTGCCGGTGTCCACCTCTAGTTGGGTGGCAAGCTCAATGGCCCCCGCTTGTGTAAGCGAGGCATCGACTACATCGACATCAACCTCGTCATTGCCAACGTCGTCGGTGATCGTGACCTTGGTAGACCCTGCGTTGACCTTCTTGAACTCTAGGTCTATTCCTGTCTTCTGCTTGAATAGACCAACGCCAGCCGTGCCTACGTTGGAGGCTGTATTCGCCTCGCCACCACCGCCCGTGGGGAGTGTGCCGACCGTGATTCGCTTCTTGTTGTTCGCGTCTGCCGAGTCCTCGATCAACAGCACGTCAGCACTAACCGGGACCGCCTTCAGGGTGACCGCTAGGATCTCCCCCGCGATGTTGTCGTGGATGGCCGTGCCGTCAGCGCCATCGTCCACCGTTGGATTCGGGTAGGTGCCTCCCAGGTCACCGCCCGCTGCGCCCGTGGGTACCCGCGCATCGGACAGCCGTGCGTCGTTGCCTTCGGTGATCGTGCTGGCGACCGCGCCGTAGGTAGGAGCGAGGTCGGCATTGGTATTGGTCCCGACATTCGTGATGCCAAGGCTGCCGACTACGGTATTCGTGACGCCGCCGCTGCCCGCTGGTACGGCCCAGGTGCCATCTGCACTCAAGAAGTCCGTAGCGACACCCCCGCTCGCAGGTACGACGCCCTGGAGGGCCGAGGTGAAGGTGTCGAGTAGTGTTGTCGCCTGCGTGCCAGTCAGGTCTTCGGGATCCCCCACGCCTGCTGTGACACGGCCTTTGAACCGGGCCGATGCCATATCGACCAGCATGGTGTTCAGGACTTTGTTGGCGTCAATGGTCAGGACGGTGGCCCCGATCACATCGCCCGTGTGAGTCGCGTTGGTGACCTTGGCGTTGTTCGCAGTTACATCGCCCGCAAGAACAGACCCAGCGAGGGTCGAGGGCACGATCGCACGAGTGGTGTCCGTGCCGGTGTCCACCTCTAGTTGGGTGGCAAGCTCTATCAGACCTTGACCGCCCGCCGTCGCGGAGTCAATGTCGAGGCGAAGGTCTTCGTCAGCCCCGTCATTGATCTCGGTCCAGGCGATCCCGGTCGTGGCTGTCGTCAGTTTGTCGAAGAGGTAGCCAGGAGTTGTGTCGTTGGCCGTGACCTTGACCAGTTCATCCGTCGCGCTGCTCGTCACCCACTGTGGATTGGCTCCAGCCCCCTGAGTCTGGAGAAGCTGGCCGTTGATGCCTACGGGCAACACCACCCAGTTTGTGCCACTGAAGTACACGAGTGTGCCTTGGGCTTCACTCGTGAGCGTGAGATCAGTGACCGTGGGGTTGGGGAAGGTTCCGCTAAGGTCACCCCCTGCGGCGTCACCGCTGACAAGGACGTTGGAACCCACATCAAGAGTCGGGTTGCCTGCAACGCCGTCTCCATTCGTGACCGTGATTCGGTTGAGCGTGCCTGTGAGGGTCCGCTCCGCCCAAGTGTTTGCCGCCGTTCGTACTGCGATGCCTGTACCTGCAAGGGCTTCCAGAGCAGCGAGATCATCAGCAAGAGCCAATGTGGGATCACCTGCTACACCGTTCGCATTCGTGACGGTGATACCTGCCGCTGGTTGAACGATGCTTCGGGTCGTTGCGGTTCCGGCTCCCGTGCGAACAAGAAGTCCGGTAGTTGCGAGGGCCGCAAGAGCATCAAGGTCTGTGTCCCACGCCTGTACATCCACTCCCACTTGGACGTAGGACGCGGCTCCACCACCATCGAAGGCTGCGATGCGTGACGCTGTGCCTGTATGAGCCGAAGCCGTCCAAAGGATATTGCTCAGGGTCGCATGATCAGAAGACCCCGCACCACCCGCTGCCCAGAGGGGGTTTGCGCCTACCCCTTGGGTTTGAAGCACTTGACCCACTACGCCGGGGGAAAGCTGTGACCAGTTGACACCATTAAAGTAGAGGACGCTGCCCTGCGACTCCCCTGCAATGGTGAAATCGGTGACCATCGGATTGGGATACGTTCCACCGAGGTCGCCTGTCGGAGCATCCCCTGGCTTGATTACTGTGGTAGCCGAGGCAAGTGCCGCTGGAGTCACCGCCCGTGTGGTGTCCGCGCCCCCGTCTACCTCTGCTTGGGTCGCGATCTCGATCAGCCCTTGACCCGCCGTGGAAGCGGTGGACACGTCCAACCGTAGGTCTTCGTCCGCTCCGTTATTGATCTCGGTCCAGGCGACTCCAGTGGTGGCTGTAATGAGCTTGTCGAGGAGATAGCCAGGGGTCGTGTCATTCGCGGTGACTTTCACCAGTTCATCAGTGCCAACACCCGCTGCCCAAATCGGATCCGCGCCTATGCCTTGGGTTTGGAGAAGTTGACCCGCCGCACCCGGAGCGAGACGTGTCCAGTCGGTCCCGTCGAAATAGGCCAGATCGCCTTGCGCGACACCTGTAAGCAGGGTCGCGGCTCCCGTGGCTCCGTCAAAGGTCGCAAGGGAGCCATTGGCACCGATGTGTGCCGAGAGTAGCCAAGAGAGGTTGGTGAGGGCTGCATGATTCGTCACGCCCGCCGCTGCCGCAGAGAGGTTGACCAGCGCCCCTGCCTGATCCGTGTAGTAGAGGTCGTTTTGGACTCCAACCGAACCATCTGAAACGAAGACCGCTCCCTTGGCGGCTCCCGTGGCAGGCTGTCCCGCCTCGTCGAATATGACGCCTGTGGGATCAATCAGACCAGGGACGGTGAGTTTGCCTGTGGCTGTGTCGTACAGCATCGGGTTCGCAGCGTTCACGCCAACGATAAAAGTCCCCGGCGCGGAAGCTCCAAGCTCTACAGTATCCGGCCAAGTGCCTGATACCATCGCTTGCCCGGAGAAGGTGCCGAGAGCGGCGTCCACTCCTGCCGGGGTTTCATTCAGAAAGAATGCTTCGGCTGTGCCACCCTTCATCACCGTCGTGAGGACGATGGGATCACCGGCTGCCGTGACGATGCCTGTCGCGTCAAACAGTGCATGGACCGCTGCCAGAACTTCGCCGCCAACAAAGGTGACGGTGATAGCACCTGTCTCTGTGCCTAGAGTGAGCGTGCCTGCGACCGCCGCACCCGAGAAGGCTCCCGCCGCCGTCAATGTGGCGGACGTTGCCGTAAGAGGATTGGCCAGGACCATTGCCCGTGCGCCACCCGCCGCTGTCTCACCAGGGACCACGATGATGTCACCGCCTACACCACCGCCTGCATCTGTAGCCGTGCCGCCTTGGAGGTACACCGCTCCAGCGTCGATAGTGGTGAGCGAGTCACCTGCCCGCACGAATACGGAACCGACTTGATTCCCTCCGTCTGCTTCCTTGGTCCCGACACGGAGGTTGTAGTTGTGAAAGGTGGGGTTCCCGCTCGCGTCACCGAGGATCAGCGCGGTGCTCCCGAACGGGGCGTCATTGGCCCAGATTTCTTTGCCGAGGAGGATCGTTGGCCCGTTGTCAAACGGGTTGGGATCAACCGTGATCTCAGGTTTGGTCAAAGCCCCTAGCTTGACGGACCCCACGACTTCCAAGTTCCCGTCAGTGTTCCCTGGAGGAATAGGGTCAGAGGGAGCCGCAGCATCTACGATCTGAACAGCGCCTTGGTCAGCGATGATGGTCCGACCCGAACCCGTACCGACGATGCCGCCGTCATACGCATCATCCAACGTGCGAACAAGCTGTGCGTAAGCGTACACCTCGTCAATGGCATCCTGCACATTGGTCGCTGAGAGGCCCGAAACCGTAGGATCATACAAAATGGTGTCTGCTGGAACCGTAGCAGAAAGTAGAGCACCATTGATATTAGTAAGCGTGCCATGAGAGGTCGCTCCGAGATCGGCCCGCGCTGAACCAACCACGTTCTGACCATCAATGGCCAGATTACCAATCTCGCACCATTTGATCGTGAAGATCAAATCGCCTGCCGTTCCGGTTCCAGCAGGGTTGCCCGCAATCAACCCTGTAACGAGGGTGTAGTTAAGCGATGCGTTGTAACCAAGGCTGTTTAACGCATATGTGCCGCTGGCAGAGAACCGGGAATCTCTCACATAGATCCCCGCACCCTCCTCCAAAATCAAGCATGATTGACCCAAGACTGTAGTGTGGTCCAAGATCGTGAACGACCCAGAGGAGACTCGAAGGGCATAGTCAGTTGGGTTGACACCGTTCCCATTGATCGTACACCGCGTGAAGGTGGTAGGACCAGAGGTAGACCAAACCTCACCTGTGTTGCCCTGTGCCTCCAAAGTGCAACGGAACACCTGCACATCCCCCACACCAACCTGTAGAAAGGCTGGGTTAGGGGAAACGACCGGCTGCTCAAAGTAGATGTCACAGAGCACCAACGAGGTGCCTACACCCGGCAACGCAATACTGTGCGATGCCACCGTGTCGTTCTGCACTTTGACCAACGGAGTTTTCTCTCCACCGGGCCAACCGAACAGATGAACCCACGGGTAGAAGGTCAAATCCTCGACATAGATGCCGGGGCGAACCAACACAACCCACTGTTGGGCCAGCGTGGGTGTCTGTGCGTTGGCGTAATCCATCGCCGCTTGGATGGTCTGGAAGTCACCGTTGATCGGGTCAACAGTGACCACTCCAGTCGAGAGTGTGTTGGAACTAATGAGAGAAAGAAGCTGATTGAGGTTGTAATTCTGGTTGTCGGCCCAACCGTCAGGCTCCGCGTCTACCGGAACCCGAAGAGTGTCGTACCGCTCACCGGCTGCGACCAGCTTGAGATCACCGAAGGCCGTCAAGGCACGGAGTCGGACGTACTGCTCTGTGACGAGATCCCCGATAGTCACATCTGAGGCGGTTCCTGAATAAAAGATGCCAATCGTCTCGCCCGTAGGAACGGTCGCCAGCGTCGGGCTGATGACCACGCTGGGAGAAGAATCCGTTCCTGCGAGGTTCGCGGCAACAAAACTATTGAGCGGGTCGTTGATCGCAGCCACGATGTCCGCGACGATGCCCGCAGCGGTTCCGCTGGCAACGGAGAAATCATCGCTACCTGGAGTCCGAGCGCCCGCCACCGCCGTCAGGAGGATCCCATTGATGGTGAACGTGACGCCCGCCGTGAGGACCGTGTTCAGCGTGATCTGGGGAGTCGTGTAAGCCAACCGAAGCAGGTAAGGCCCATCAAGGTCAACAGTGAACGTGCCGGGGTTCTGGATGATCGCCTGTTCTGTGCCCGTCGAGGTGAACACCGCCGTTGAAGGGGTGCCTAACTGGTCCTCGGGCTTGAAAGCGATATTCCACTGATAAGCCGTGCCGACGTTTACCGACTCAAGTTCGACAACATCGTTGATCGTAAGATCATCACGGCTGATCCCGATGCGGTCGATCTTGACAACAGGTGCGGTGACCCGACTGAGAATACTTGCCGTCGCCATCAGTTAGACTCCCACCTAAAAGGCCGGATAGACAAAGTAAGGGCATCCATCACTGAATCTCCTCGGGATCGAACAGAATCTCAAAGTAAATGCTCTCACCATCAAAATTGAGATCATCAGAAGTGAACTCCACTGACCACTGATCTCCTTGATCGAAGTATTGCCGCGTGATGAAAGTTGTCACGGGAAGATCGGTAACTGTCGCTGCAACCAACGTGTTCATGTCGAAGTTAGCGGTAGTCAGGAGAGTGCCGGGAGACGTGCCCGTGACCTTGGAGAAGACCACGGTGTAGTTTCCTTGTGTGTTCACCGTCTGCATGAACACCCGGATTACGGAGATACGACCACCACACGGTGCCCATCCTCGTTGAGTAACTGTCGTGTTGGGACCAGGAGGCACATCCACTTGGTAACTCTGACAAGTGGGGGCGATTCGATACCAACGACTTGAATTTGTCGGGATAAATGCCCGAAACAAGTAAGTCCCTGGAGGAGACAAAGTACACCGAAGCTGACCATCCCCAAGCTGGAGCAAACCTGTCTGTCGATAGCCGAAGTTATCGGTCCCTGGATCAGCTAAAGGCAAGGGCGCTGCGTTCGTAGCAATGCCGAATTGATACCCCCAATCCGTCGGGGTAAACTGCGCCCGTTCTGGTTTGGACGCACCAAAAGAACCGCCAGCCTCATCACCGTACATCCGGTGTGTTCCGACGCTTTTCCGAGCCGCAATCAAAACAACACAGCCTCGATTGATGTTGCTGGTGTGAAGGCGCGTAAACGCCCCAAACGAATAGCGAGCAACCCACCCGTCTGAGGGATCACTGTCGGTATTTATCGCAGCCGCAAGGTTTTCAGAGGTCTCTCGCACATTCGTGCCGATCTCAACATCGAAGGCCACGGTTGGAACTGTGCGGAAGGTATACGTTTCGGTAAGAGAGCCGCTGTTTAGAACCAGAGCAGCGCCATCCGAAGGTATGCTCACAAGGTTATTCGGGTCGAACAAAAAGATTGTTGCCCCAGTGATGTTACCTATACCATCGCCCTCCAACTGCTCCGGGATCAGAAGCATCTGCGAAATCCCAGTCGTGGCACTCAAGTTGATATACGCCCCGATACCCGACAAGACCTGTGAACCCTTCACATAATAAAGGTCGTTGTCTTCCAATCCAGTCGTAGACCCGTTGGCCACGAACAACGAACCTTCGCTAGAGGTCGTTGCAGGGATCCCAGCCTCAGTGAGAATGAGTCCCGTAGGATCGATGAGTCCCGTAACGGTCAGCTTGCCGTTGACTACTACCGCACCGGCAGCGTCAGGGTTGAGCACAATGTCTGCTCCCGCGCCCGTAGCGGTGAGGTCTACGTTGCCCGCCGAAGCACTCATCGTCAGGCTCGTCTGACCCACGATAGAGTCACCCGTAGTGACCTCGATGTCTGTGCCGCCCGTAGTGTTACCAACCGTCAACACAATCGACAAGGGTGCCGTAGCCGCCCCTATAGCAGCCTCCAACGCCAACAGGTTCTCATTCTGTTCGTTGGCCCACCCCTCAATGTCCACATCGACCGGGATGATACCTGTGGAATCTCGACGCTCACCGGCTGCGACCAGCTTGAGATTGAGCAACGTCGTCAGCGCACGGAGTCGAACGTACTGAGTGCTCTCAGTAGGTAGACCCGCATCCACTACAAGCCGAGCCAAATAAGGCCCAACAAGATCGGCAGTGAAATCTACCGGGCCAGAAGTGGTCGCTGCCGCCGGAGGCGTCAGAACTGCCGCGCTACCCTCTGGCACGAAAACAAGAGTCCACTGAAAAGTCGCCCCGACTGCGGGAGGCACCGCTTCCAAGGTGATGACATCACCGATGGTGAGGTCATCGCGACTAGCATTATCCACCGTGGGTTTTGCGGGGATGCTGCTTCGGATCTGTGCTGCCATGCGAAGGCTCCTCCGAGGGTGCGGGTACGCCCTACCCACCAAAGGGTCATAGGCAGGCTAACGGCGGAAGGGAGAATCCGTTGTGAGAGCAGAAGCCGCAACGTCCCGGTAGGCTTGTGGAGCAGGACCCCAGAGGTCCGTAGGCCAACCACGCTCCTCCAACTGTCCCCGCTTGTCGATGATCTCCAGCACCTTGCCCGAAGCATCGAGCACACGAGCGATGCCGCCCACCCGATCCTCGTACTTGTCGATGAACGGCTTACGCTGCTGCGCCCCGTAGTGGAAGATGATGTCAGCGGTGGATGAGAAGTGACCCGCATCCTTCCAGACCTGTGAGTCCCTATCCGTGATAGAAGCAACCATCAGAATTCGGTCCTTGCCTCGGTAGGTCACCGGACGCATGACTCGAATGTTGTGCCTCCAAGCACCCTCGGGCATCTCGGTCGCTTCACGCATCATCTGGCCAACACGGTTGGTAGCCTTCTGGAGCAACTGGAATGACCCTTTGACCTCCCGCTCGTCGGCCAAGTGCTGCTTCAACTCGTCTTCATGCTGACGAACCAGATCCGGTGAACCCCTACGACCAGCACTTTCGATGTACCCCTGAATCTTCTTGGTCTGGTCATCCTTGTAGCGGTGATACCAAACCTCAAGAAGATGAACCGAGTAGCCCGCCAACATATCCCGAATAGCGGACTCCAATGCTCCCCGTTGACGCTTCACCCGACCTTCCAACTTCGGGTACTTCGACGCCATATGATCAAGGTACTTCGCAGGCAGGTCGCCGTAGTCAGCATCCTCCAACAAGAAGCGGTGACTCTTACCGTAGAACCCTGCCTTCACACCCCCTGACCACCGATCCACCAAATCTTCAGGAAGCCGTACCTTACGGGACACGTCATCGAAGGCCCGCCCCATCAGACGCTCAACCCCTCCCAGCATGTCATCCTCATCGAGCATGATGCCGGGAGAGCGGTTGTCGAGCGTGGCTCCAATGATGACCCTAGAGTACGGCGTTGGACCCGAAATGACTCCGAATGACTTCCGATTCGCGCCCCCCGCAGAGGAGTACGCGGTGAACCACTGAGACGAGAAGTAGATGCCTCCAAAGGTCTTGATGGATCGCCCACCAGCCCGGTCGGGGTCCACCTCGACATCGAAGACCAGATCCCCGGTCGGAATCAACCCCTGCTTCAAGACGCTTCGCAAGTTCTTCCCAGACGTGCCATGCCACCAAAGTTGACGCTTGGCCTCCAAGTACCGAGCAGCGACCCGGCCCTCGTCAGGTAAAGGAGCGAAAGGCCCTTCATACGACCACTCGGCATCGGCAGCGAAACGCCATTTATTGACGTACTGCAAGACCGCTATGAGGTGTTTACAGGCCCAGTGTTCTCCGAGGGGATCTCGAATAACCGGAACAGAGGCCGTGCCGCGAGGCTTTCCGTACAAGAAATCGTTGGTCTTTCCCCAATGCTCTGGCCCTTGCCATCTCCAGAACTGACACGAGCACGACACCTTGACAGGCATCTTGGAGATGATTTTATACCGTTTGTTCTTGCGGATTGGTTTGACACGAACCGTGTACACTTCCCCACTGGACCCTTGAACGGACCATGTAGACATCCCGCTAGGAGAAAGCCGCTTACGTTTGACTTTGATCCCCTTGGAGCGGTCTGTAACAGCAGGACCGCAGTTATCGAGGATTGTCGGAATGGTAGCTGCTGCCGCCTTCGTGTAGCTATCCTCCAAGGTCTGCTTCATGGAGTCTGGAATCACACGGCTCGATGCAGGAGGAGCGTTGTCCAACTGACGGCTCGGCACACGACCCCCAGGCACAATGCCTTGCTTCTCGTCGGGTTCCGTGGAGTAGGTCGTCGGACCCTCTGCCCGGTAGTTCACATCCTTACCGGGTTGCTTGATCTCGTTGTTCGCTGGGTTGTGCTGGTCGTACAGCATCACGTCACCAGCCTTCTTGTCCCAGCGCCCCTCGACCTCAACGATCTCGACCTGACTCGGAGAGACCACAAAGACGTTCTGCACCCCATCACCCGTGACGTAGGCGGCGTCGTAGCCGTTTTTCTTGAGCCACCACTTGAACGCTGCATCCTCGATGATGTCGTAGTCCATGCGGAGAACCTGTGCCCACAGGCTCGGGTAGCCGTCAAGCAGGTCGTCCTCGTCTACACCGGGGAACACCTTGCCGTCAGCGAGATCGTCGTACAGGGCCTTGCCCTCTGGAGTCAGGTCTTCATACTCCGGGGGCCAGTACCGAGATTCCCGGTACAGGTCTGCACCGTCAAAGACCTTCCGCCACTTCAACCGGGCGGCGTAGATCGTCCCCTCTGGACCCGTGGCGTACATCTTGGCGAAGGACTTGGAGGGACTGAAGAACAAAGGCACCTCGGACGGACCCTTGCCGAAGGTGTGACCCTCGTAGGTCTTGAAGCCCTCAAACCGCTTCGGGGAGCCGTGATACCAGAGACGGGTCGCGTACCGCTGCACCACCGCCGTCTTGTCCGGGCGCTCATACTCTTGTGGAGTTTTGCGTCTGTATCTCCGAGGATTTTGACGATATTTATCTTTGCGCTCCACCATCTGACGTTTTTTCTTGTACTTGGCATGGTAACGCTTGAGGGCTTTCTGATTATCCCTCCCTCGATTCTGTTCATGACGGCGCTTACGCTTACGTTTTTCAGCAACCTCTTGTTCTCGTTGAGGGACGCCCCCCTGACCTCCTGGGGTACCAGAAGGTCGAATGTCACCTTTTGCATATGCCGTCTTTTCATCCTCCTCACCACGAGGAAGGGCTGCATCAGACTCCCCATAAGCAGGTTCCGAAACCAAAGGGCTTCCAGCCGTCATCGTTCGACGACTCACCGTGTTGTAAGTATCGTTCGACGGATGCCCATACTCCTCTCCAGGGATGCCTAATGTCCGAGGCTTGATGTCGGAATCAGCATCAGGAGTGTTGAACTCAAACTTCCCGATCTCACGCCCCTCACCGCCCGGTGTTGCGGATCCCGGAGGCAAAACAACTTGTTTCTCACGATCACTATCCGTGGGCAAGCCTTTCTGAGACTTCTCGGTAACAAACGTCTGAACACCAGGAACCGGTGCCATCTTCAAAGCAGAAACCCGACCCGCAGAAGGAAACCCACATTCCGTCTCATCTCTGGGCCGAGGGTCTGACTGACCGGGCCAATAAGCTGTGATGATGTTGGCAGTATCCTGCGACGGCAACGTGAAAACAACCACAAGCCCCATAGGGGCTTCCCATTTGATCTCCTCGCCCCATGCCATTGCCTCATCCCACCAACGAGCTTGCAAGCTCTTGCGGGACCGTTCATCAAGGTACGCCTTGGCAAACTGCTTGAGGGCTAAACGAATCTCAGGGACCGTGATCCCTCGCAAGTCCATCCGATATTGAACATGCGAAGTAAGAATGATCTTATTGAGCCGCTTGCCCGAAACGCCTCTCTCCCTTTCCGGTGAGTACACCTTGGACGCATCAGCATTGGAGAGAGACTGACCCTCCTCCACGGAATCGACTAATCGATCTCGAAGACGAGGGTTGTTCACCTCATCATGAACACGTTCAATCAGATGGCAGGAACCCCCCGGAAATCCGAGAGGCGGTGCTAGATCCGCAAACCTTTGCGCCACCCGTTTCGGAAATAGCCGATCAAAACCGTGCTCCGGGTACTCTTTCGACCAACCAGGGAAGTTCTTACACTCATCAGGTGCAACAGGGCGTGGTGGACTCGCACTTGGATCGTACAAAGTCCGAATCCATACATCTACTTTCTTGTCTTTGGGTGTCCACAGCTTGAGAGGACGCATGAAAAAACGAATGCCGTCGTAGTCGTAATGAAACTCATTCGGCTGTTGAAGCAGTCGAGTCAGTGACGTGATCCCCCGACTTCGTTCCTTTCCCCAATCCTTCTGAAAAGCCCGCAACGCTGACCGAAGATCCGGTACCGTGATACCTCGCTGATCCATTCGATACTGCGCGTGCTCACTGACCAACACACGACGAAATGACGTGCCCTTCACCGGACCTTCATCTATCGAATCGTAGATGGCCCGCTCATAGCGATCATTCGGTTTCTTGTCACCACCCGACAAGTGATGATCAAGCAAGAGGTTTTGGTTCCGTTTGTTGGATACCTCTTGTCGGATGCGGTCTTGTAAATGACAAGACCCACCCGGATACCCCAACGGAGGGTTCAGATCCGCATAACGGAACAGCAATCGCTGAATGTCAGGCTTGCGGCCCATGAGGCTCCTGTAGGTCTACACCTTGGGAACGCCATAGGATGAGTAACGGATCAGGGGTAATACTCCCGAGTCCAAGCATCACGACCATGCTCCTCGACCTGACCCATCGGCTCGTTCCACATCTGCGTACCGATTGATACCTGTCGGGAGCGATAGGAAGGCTACCGCTTTGCTGCGGCTAACGAATCCTCTCGGTCGGGGACTTCCACGTCCCTTCCATGATTGGACCTTCCGATCCGTTCCACTTCCCTCCTAGAATAACGGCAGTACCCCCAATCACGGCCTTGCCTTCAACCCTGGCCTTGCCGGACACCTCGGCCTTGCCTTCAACCCTGGCGTTGTCGAGCACATGGGCATCGCCGTACACCTGGGCGTTGTCGTACACCTGGGCGTTGCCGGACACCCAGGCGTTGCCCCTCACGACGGCGTTGCCATAAACCTTGGCATATTCGGACACCTCGGCATTGCCGGACACCTGGGCATTGCCGGACACCTGGGCTTTGTCTTTCACGATGGCATTGCCGGACACCTGGGCATTGCCGGACACCTGGGCTTTGTCTTTCACGATGGCATTGCTGGACACCACGGCATTGCCGGACACCTCGGCGTTGTCGAACATCTTGGCATTGCCGAACACCCAGGCATCGCCGTCCACCTGGGCATTGCCGGACACCCAGGCATCGCCGTCCACCTGGGCATTGCCCCTCACGACGGCGTTGCCATAAACCTTGGCATATTCGGACACCTCGGCATTGCCGGACACCTTGGCATTGCCGGACACCTTGGCTTTGTCTTTCACGATGGCATCGTCGTACACCTTGGCGTTGTCGAGAATGTGCTTGCCGGGGATGTTTGATTCGCCGGAAGCCTTCTTCAACCCAGCGAGGATCGCCTTTCGCTCGGGAGATCCCTTATCCATAGTGGAAGCAAGCCGGATCAAAGCCGATCGGTCGGCAGCAGTAAGGGTCTTAGCCATGAGAGGATCTCCGAATCTGTTGACCTTACCGGAGCGATAGAGAGGCTACCGACGACGGAGCAAGCCCCAGATAGACCAAACCCCCAGTGGACGAGACCTTACTGGGGGTTTGGGAGTCAACCGGGACGATTGACTATTTCGGCATGTTGTAGAGGCCGAAGCCTCGGGTCAGTCTTGGGAGCGTAAAGCGCCCGACCGACCTTGCCACTGTGGAACAGACCAGAGCCTTGCCTGTACCGGGGCATCCCTTGCGGGATGAGTGAGGAACCAACCCCACCCCAACACCCTCGACCCGGTGAAGGGTCCAAGATGCCTGCTGCCCAACTCCGTCTAGCAGAATCAGTCAGCCCACAGAAGGTAGCACAGGGAAGTCACCGAAGCAAGCCCCGGTAGAAATCCACCGAGGTCAACGGATCATCGAAACGGACTTCAATGATCCGATACCCAAGATCACGAGCACGCTGAACCTTGTAGGCTTCCAGTGCCACACGCCGCTGAAAGACCTCCTCCGTCTTGTGCCAGTAGGGGATCATCTCAAAGTGCTGCCGACCGTGGTACTCGCAGATCAACTTCGACTTCGGGAAGTACCCATCGAAGAACAGCGTGTACCCCGTCTCCGGGTTCTTGATTTCCGGGTGTGACCACTCCCACTTGTATGGCTCACCCAACACCTGAGCCACCATGTCCAACACCCGCTTCTGGGTAGCCAACCTGTTCCGTGTCGGGATGCCGAGAGCACGGCAGTTGCGGAGGACGGTAGCCCACGAACACCTAAGATGGTCTGCGGCCTTCGCCACCTCAACACATCCCTTGCCGTCCATGTATGGGGTCAGGTCGGCTTCTGTGAGGTCGATCTTCTGCCCGCCCCCACCGATACGAGAGCGGGAAACCTCCGCGTTGATCTGCGCGTCAGGGTGACGCTCCCGGTAGTCAGGGTGAGCGTTCTGCATGTGCGAGGTCAGGTTCACAGCCCGGTAACCACAGTCGAGACAGGTCACATAGTCGAACCCGTCCTCCAGACCCTCCCACCGTGCTTCCTTCTCCACCTGCTTACACACACCACATTTGAGATTCGACTGGGACAGCTTGTGGACTGTCATCTCCACCCCACAGGTAGAGCAAGGCACTTGCTTCGTACCCGTCCGATCTTGCTTCGCGTTCCTAATGCCCTCCCGACGCTTTGCCTCCGTGCGGCGATTGCGGGTCAAGGCATCCGACCCGTGCTTGACCCGGTACTCGTCAGCCGTGAATCCGTGGGATGACTTCAAGTGCCGTGCAAGGCTGGCAGACCGAAAGCCGCACTCCCGACAACGAACGAAGTCCTCGTCCTCGATCTTGCCCGCCCACTTCTGGTCAGACTTCCACGTCTCGTAGTCGGGATGGGTGTCCGACTGGTGCCGGAAATGAGAAGCGAGGCCGCGCACGTTGGCAACGGTGAACCCACAAATTGAACAGTCCATAAACGAAGTCCTCCACCCGGACTGTACCCGAGTGGAGGGCTACTATCTACCGTTTTCGTGAAACCCGCCCCGTTTAGGGTTAGAACCTACACCCTCGATTCGTCGAAAGCGTAGGTTCTATGCTCGATTGTCTTGGGGCTACAAACTGCTACGCAGGTTGAATGTCACGATAATATATAACAATGGAAAAATCGGCTGGTAGTAAGCCTCGACTTCCGCAGCCGTGGGATCATCGGGAGACACGTTGGCCGAGACTCCGGTGAAGGCGGCGATGATCTGTGCGGCGACCAGCTTCTTGAGCGTGACGGACAACTGACCTTCGATGTCTCCGGTGACAGCGGAAAGGAACTTCTTGCCGATGAACCGATCCAGTGTTGACCGGGCCTGACGCTGCACCTCGTCCGCAATAGTCGTCACGGTCGGGGTCTTGGTCAGCACGTTGGTCATGTCTGTGGTCAGACCGTGGCGACACTCGATAATCGACTGCCGCTGTGCGAATACCGACACACCGCGAACCGCAACCTGATTCTGCTGAACCGCATCGAGCGTGCGGGCCAACTCATCAAAGCCGAACACCCGGCCCCGCGTCCACGGAGTCGCAACGTCGATGGTCGGGGCAGCACGGTTACCGACCCATGCAGAGGCGAAGTAGGTGCCGTCCACGAGGTAGGTATCTGTGGTGCCGTCAGCCCGCGACAGAGAGAGGGTCATGATGTCGGGGTACAGGAGCCGCATCCGGCTACGAGCCACCGCCTGTGCGATGTTGCCCGCATCAGTCGGCTGTGTACCTGCCGAGTAACCGCAGATTGCAGTGCGCTCGGCGCGGTAACGGATGCTGCTCTGGATGTCACAGTGCCGTGCGAGGTACTGGAACAACTCAAGCGAATCACCCTTGAGCGGGGTGATGGTGTCAGGGAACAGCCCGCCTGGGGTGGCTCCTTCCACTTCATCAATCGCTGCGAGGTACGCATTGGTCGAGGCTGTGTCGAACGTGCCGTCAGCATCCAGATCAACGTCCTTCTTGATCTGCTTAACTGCAAGCAGGACCGCGCCGTTCAAGATCGCCAGATAGGAGGCGAGACTGACCGGGTTTTCTGGAGTAGCCGCACCGTAAGCTGCCTCAATCGAGGACTGCTTGGTGAACAACTGCGTCGTGTAGTCCTGCTTCAGGTAGTTGTAGCTGGCGTAGTACACGTCACCAACGGACGGTTGGTTGCCTCCCTTCTCATAGGTCGCCGCGATGGCGGTATCGCCAACCGTGACCCCAGAGGTGTTGGAGACATACAACTCAATGCCGGGAACGGTGTTCACTGGCAGGTTGCTGTCCGTAGTCACATTCGCCCGCACGGTGAACGTCACGGTAGACGTGACTCCGACCGGGTAGGCGGTGCCTCCGGTGCGTGGGAGAACGGAGAAGGTCAAACCAGTCACCAGATCCCGATAGGTCTGGCCGACAATGCCGTCTTGTCCCGTACCCGTGTTGAGTACCGACGTATCGGAGGTGCCCGAACCATTGACAGGATCAGACGAGGTAACGAAGTAGCCATCGATCGCTGTCTCGCCCACGTTGCCGTCACCGTTGATGACACCGAGGCCAGTGCCCGGAAGCAGCGCCGTGCTGGTCACAAAGGCCAGGCTAGACGTGGTGCCTGCACCCGCCGTACCGAGACTCTGAATGAACAGGTACTCGGCGTTCGCGCCATCACGCTTGGTCTTGGCGAGAGCGACAGCCGTGAAGGCTGTTGCGGCCATCAGACCGCTCACCAGAGTTTCTACAGAGAGAACCGTGCGGTACACGATGTCGCCCGTAGAGAAGCCGAGGATGGTGTTGGCATTGCCGTCTCCGATCACGATGGTTGCGGACGAAGCCGACGACGCACCTCGGAATCGGATACCGGCACCCTCTTGGATCGCGGTTACAGCGATCCCGGCTGCCGTCATCTCTGTATTGATCTGGGTAATGATCGGACCCGCTGCCGCGCCACTGGGATCAGTGAGGGGCACATCTGCGGAGCCGCCCAGAGTGATGGCTGTCGTGCCATCACTCTGGGCGAAGACGACCACAACGGGGGTGCCTTCAAACGTGAACTTGAACACGTTGTTCTGTGGGGTCGTGCCACCGTCTGCGAAGAAGGTAACGACCGGGTTGCCCGCTGCATCCTGCCCGCCCGACAAACCAACCTCACCGAAGATGGTGGGCTGCATGACGGTTGCACGGATACCTGCATCGGCTTCCTCGTTGGCGGTGAGTCCAGATTGGACGGAACCTGTGCCTCCGAGGACTTTCAACTGGCACTGGTCAAGCACGAACTGTCCGTCCGTGGATTGACCGGGGGTGATGCGGTTGGTGAGGATCAGTCGGTCGTAGACCTTCTGGCCGGTCACCGCTCCGGTGAAGGCGAACGTGCTGGCAATGGGGAGGTTCTGGAGCTTGGCCTGCGCCCCGCCCGTCGTGGCGATGTCGAATCCAGCGAGGAGCGCAAAGTCCGCAGCGGGGACTCCGTCTGCGACTACCTCCAAGGTGGCCAGTGTCGTATCCAACGGGTGTGCCCCAAGGGTCAACACCAAGCGACCACTGGAGTCAGCCGAAACATCAATCTCCAACCGGTCATTGAACGCAAAGGCGGCAAGGATGGCTGCGTCTACTCCAGCTTGGACCGCTATGGCGAGTGCTGTTGCCGAGGCGTGAGGGCCTGGTGCAACCGCGCAAACCAACGCAGTCGGTGCGGTCACGTTGCCCGAATAGGACAGATTCAATGTAGCGAAGCCGCCGTTCAGGTCTACAGGAGACAGGAAGCGTGTGGCTCCTGCGATCTGTGGACGGGTAGCAGGATCATAGAGGTAGTAGGTAGAAGTGGCATCCGGGGCTGCTGCGAAGGGCACACTGACTGTAGCAACCCTGGTTGTGCCGTTGTAAGCCGTAATGGTGCGCTTATCCCCGGCTGAGGTTCCAGCCGAAATCTTGATCTCCCAGCCGACGTAGTAATCGTCCACATCCGAAGATGTAGCCGCCGCGAGGGTGATCTCAGCGGCAATGGTGGCGGCTTGGGCTGTAGCGAACTCACCAAAGGCAGCGCGATTGATGGCCTCACCGTAGTCCGTGATGTCCTGGGTGGCTCCAGCATTGGCGACGGCTTGGATGAGCAACCCGTCAATCTGGAGGTCTACCGCATTGTTGGTGGCGTCAATGACGTAGGTGGTGTTCCCGCTCGCTGCGGTGTACGCAACCTCGTCACCGGTAAGGGTGGACAAGAAACCCGTTCCCGTTCCCGTGGGATCACCGAGGTCCGTAGAAATCGTGGCACCGTTGACCGCGATGTCCAACGTGTCGCTGGACCCGTTGATCGTGTAGTAGGGGCCGGAACCCGGAACCGCGTACTTCGCCAGGGTCGCATCTTGCGAGGCGAAGGTGATGGTCACATCCTCCTCGACGGGGCCGGTG